ATCAGCAGGTTGTTGAAGAACTTGCAGACATTATCATTCGAACCTTGGATCTTTATTGGGGTCTTAAGGAAGATGGCTATACGGATATTTCTCTTCATGATACTTATCTAGACAAGACTGCCTATAATGAGCAGCGTGCAAGAATGCACGGGGTATTGGCGTGACAGAGATTGATGAGATCCTTGCACAACTTAATCCTAAGTTGCGTAAGAAGATTTCCTTGGGATCTGAGATCGAACAGACTCAGTTTGCCAAGACTCCTAGTTATGGTTTAAATCGTGCGCTTAATGGTGGACTTCCCTATGGTCGCCAGATACTTATTTGGGGAAACAAGTCTGCTGGAAAGTCATCGTTTTGCCTACAAATTATTGCTGAGGCACAGAAAGAAGGTAAGGTATGTGCATGGATCGACGCAGAAATGACTTACTCCCCAGAATGGGCTGCACAACTAGGCGTAGACAGTACAAGGCTAATTCATTCCACTGCTCGCACCATAAACGATATGGTCGATGTTGGTACTGACTTTATGAAGGCTGGTGTCGATGTTATTGTTGTCGATAGCATCTCAGCACTTCTTCCAGCAATTTACTTTGAGAAGGATTCGACAGAATTAAAGCAGTTGGAGAACACTAAGCAGATTGGCGCAGAAGCCAGAGATATGACAAATGCTGTCAAGATGCTTAACTATTCAAATAATCAAGTAAAGCCAACGCTGCTAATTCTCATCAGTCAGGCTCGCAATAACATTGGTGCCATGTATGTATCACAGCAACCCACTGGCGGTATGGCTACGAAGTTTTATTCTTCTACTATTGTTAAACTATTTTCATCAGAATCAGATAATCAAGCAATCAAAGGAAAAATATATGTCGGAGATAAGATCATTGAAGAAAAGATTGGGCGCAAGGTTCGCTGGGATGTTCAGTTCTCTAAGACCAGTCCAGCATTCCAAACTGGAGAGTATGACTTCTACTTCAGGGGACCAGACCTTGGAGTGGATTCAGTTGCAGACCTCGTTGATACAGCAGAAATACTTGGCTTCATTGAACGTGGTGGAGCATGGTACACAGTTGAAGGCGAAAGATTCCAAGGCAGGGAAAAGTTAGTGGCTGGAGTCAAAGAGAACCTAGACCTTCAGGAACTACTAATTAAAAAGGTATCAAATGAACAAGTATAGTTTGTACCGTGGACAATTCTCTTGCCAAAGATGCAAACGTGATGTTGATAAGGCAAGATTCTGGTACGACACCAGAGATTTTACTTGGCAATGTGAGTGCAAGTTTATCTCCAAAGTAAATCTTGTTGGACGAGGTTATTAATGACTGAGCGTGGTGAGGCTAGTAGAATTAATGCTCGCCTTCATAAAAATTCTGGAAGAAACTATACAAAGGGTGATGCGACATGGGGAAACTATGTTGTTGACTTCAAAGAATATTCAAAGAGTTTCAGTATCAATAAGGATGTTTGGGCCAAGGTAGTTACAGATTGTATGAAGGTAGATAAATCAAAATCTCCTGCGATTATACTAGTCCTTGGTGAGGGCAATCAGAAAGTTCGTTTAGCCGTGATAGAATTAGACGAATTAGAAAGGCTAACAAATGACAACGACTCTTGAACTTGTTAATGAAGTTGCAGAGTTTACAGAGATATCAGATATATGTGAAGATGAACAACTTACAGAAGCCTTGGCAATCATTGTTAAGTTGATGATGAATCCAGACATACCACCACAAAAGGCGGTAAATCTAATTGTTCAACTAGAAGCCTATGCAGCAAAGTTTGCAATGCTTGCTTCATATTATACAAACGTAAAAAAGGATGACAGGGTAAAGAAGAATCTTTACTTTTCGGCTCGTGACGCTATACAGAGACTAACAGATTCTCTCAAGTATAGTGCTAAACTAGGGAGTTTTTATGGCTAAGAATTTTTTGAAGCAAGTAATTAACAAACAACCAGAAAATGCAATTGATACCAAGGCTTTTATTGAAAAGATTGAATCTGGATATCTTGTAGGAAGAGAGCCAGAGTTTAAGACTAAGAAAACGTTTAGTCCATCAACACTTGTATATGGCAACGGTGCCTGTGCTCGCTATTGGTTTCTTGCATTTTCTGGAGCAGAGTTTGTTGATGACGCAGATCCATATGCCGTAGCAAATATGGGAAGCGGAACACAGGCCCACGAACGCATTCAGACGGCCATTGAAAATGCAGGCATCATGGTGGAGAAGGAGAAGCGAATCGTTGCTCAGGACCCACCCATCTTTGGTTTTGCAGATGCTATTGTTCAATGGGGAGAAGAACAGCCCGTTGTAGAAATTAAGACAATGCGCGAAGAATCATTTGCATATCGTAAGCACGCTAAACCACCTTCATATCACGTTATGCAGTTAGTAATTTATATGAAGGTTCTAGGAAAAAAATTGGGTATTCTTCTTTATGAAAATAAGAATACTCACGAACTTCATGCTATGACTATTGAGCCTACGCCAGAACTAATTACTTGGGCAGACTATGCCTTTGGTTGGATGAAGAAGGTTCGCGCACAATGGGAAAGCAAGGAAATTCCAAAGAAGACATACCGATCAAATTCCAAGGTATGCGGAGGCTGCCCAGTAAGAGAGGCATGTAACAGTGCCGACAAGGGCACAGTGAAGATTGAGCCACTGGAGTATCTTGAATGAAATTTTGTTCGTGGTGCTCCTTAGAGTTTGAGCCAAAAGTTAAATATCAAATTTATTGCTCTAAGGAGTGCCGCGATCTTTCTACTAAAGAAAAAATTAATGAACGATATAACAAGAATCGTAGAGAAAAACTTATAAAGAAAAAAAAGAAATGTAGTGGGGGATGTGGGACATTCATAAGTATTTATAACAAAGATGATTTTTGTCATACATGTTCGGTAAACAAAAAGCAGGTAGACAAAATGCTTAAAGAACTTAAAGGATTATTTGGTTATGAGCAAAATAGGTAGGTTAAAGAGTTACGAACTTCCCGATTCATTCTGTGCAATAGATGCCAGCACAAATAGTTTAGCCTTTGCCTATTTCGTTAATGGTGAATTAAAAAATTATGGAAAAATAAAATATCAAGGCAATAATATTTATGAAAAAATTTCTGACACATCTCATAAAACTGTTGCATTTTTTAAAAATTTTCCAATTGATGTAATTGTTATTGAAGATACAATCTTTGCAAATTCTCCTAAGACTGCTGCACAACTTGCTAAATGTCAAGGTGCTTTGCTTGCAGCCGCAAGTTTGGCTGGAGTCAAGTCGGTATATGCAGTAAGTCCAGTTGCTTGGCAAAACTATATTGGAACAAGATTATTAACAGAAGAAGAAAAAAACGAAATTAAAAATGCCACACCAGGCAAAAGTAATTCTTGGTATAAAACTAGAGAACGTGAAATAAGAAAGAATAAAACTATCGCAACAATGAATAAAAGATTTGACATAGGAAATTCTGACAATGATATTGCAGATGCGATAGGAATTGGGGTATACTCTATGGAAAATTGGACAAAGGTAATAGGAAGTAATAATGCCTAGAGGAAGTACGCTTCATCATTCTGAAGCATTTCTTAGAAAGAGAATTCTTGTTGACAAGAAAACTCCAGAAGAAATTGCAAAGGAATGTAACGTAAGTTTACAAATTATTTACCGTCAACTAAAAAAGTTTGGATTAAGAAAATGACAGATATGGTTAATCATCCATCACACTATACCTCAGATCCTTCTGGTATTGAATGTATTGACATTGTTCGTCATAGGAACTATAATATAGGCAATGCCATCAAATATCTTTGGCGTGCTGGCCTTAAGAATGAAGATAAGCATATTGAGGATTTGAAAAAGGCCGTTTTTTATATTAATGACGAGATCAACAGATTGCAGGGGAACTATGGCTCGCAGAAAAGCAACAGTTAGTCCAAACGCACATCTCTATAGCGTAAAAGATTTTTATACGATGCCTGACGGCAGGACTATTGTCAAAGATGAAACAATTAAGATTGATGGCGAACATGGCGGAAGGTTTAAGTTTCTTCAGCATGTTGTTAGAACTGACAATGATATTGAGTGGATTGATTGTTTTGAGATTCGTTCTGGAGTAATGTGTGGGTGGAGATCCTTTAGGCCCAATAGAATTAAACCAATATCTAAAACTAGAAAAAAGAAAACGGTATAATATAATTCGTGCCCAAAGACACAAATAAGTTTGTACCACAGCCACTTTATGATTTAAATAGAAACAAAAAAGAAAAACCACAAAAGAGAACAGCAAAAAGAAAAAAAGAATTGCAAGAAATGATTGCAAAAATTAAAGAAAAAAATGGCTGTACAGATTGCAAAGTGTCCTATCCCTACTATATACTTGACTTTGACCACGTTACAGGAACAAAGGTGGCAAATGTAGCGTCAATGCTTGACTATCATTCTGTTGAAGATATCTTTAAGGAGATAGATAAGTGCGAAATTGTCTGTGCCAACTGTCATAGAGAACGCACGTTTAACAGAAAGCGTCATGCAAGTTAATGTGAGACAAATCACAAATATATAAGATATTGGGCATCTATCAATAGAAAGATGTTATCCTAGAATAATGTTGCCGCCGCAAGGAGGAACAAATGACGAAAAAAGAACTGGTAGGAGGG